CCTTCCGGCTGGTCCACAATTTTCAGCGCAAGCTGATAGAGAAGCCATGTGGTATCGCTAACATTGGCCGAATTTGCCTTGTCAATGATCTCTTGGCCTTTCGAATCGCTCAACACCTTTGCCATAGCAAGATGATACAGGTCCTCTTCCACTTTACTCCGCTGGGCTTCGGTTGCCTTGTTCCAGATAGAGCTGCTGGACACGGAACTGTAGAGATTTTCGTAGGTCTGTTCCTGCTTGATCTCTTTCCCCTTGCGCTCCTTGATGGCGTTGTCGATGTTCTCTTCTGCCGTCTTGGATGACGTGGCGAACGGATCACTGGGAGCGTCGATCATAGCCTTGCGGATCTGGTCGTAAGCAGCCTTGTCGTTCTTGTACGCTTTATAGAGCAGGTCGTAGTATTCCTTCTTGTTCTTGGCCGGATCAGTGGTCAGGTAAAGGGACACATACTCACCGGCGTATTTGCCAGCTGCAGCCGTGGCTACATTTCTGCTTACCGCGGTAAAGAGATTCATCACGTTCTCATAAGGAACGCCGGCCACCTTGGAAACGGTATCCATGAACTTGTCGCCCTTTAATCTCAGGGCGTTCCAGTCAATATCATTCCCGGCTACGATCTCTTCCGCGCTGTTGCCAATGGTCTTGGAGATACTAAGGATAGCGTTAAACATGTCGTTTATCGCAGTCAGACTAACTCCATCCACACCGTAATAGGTGCCGCCAAACAGCAGACTGTCAACAAACTGGTACACTTCCGATCCGAACGGGACACCACCCATAGCGTTCGCCAGCATGTCTGTCCCGATTGCCTTGCCGACCGATGCCACGGTGTACTGGTCCTCGTCGTCCTTGTACTTCTTGACTTTGCCACGGAACAATGCCCACAGAGCAGTCATGGCCGCGTAAATGGCTTGCTGCACCACCTGGGACGTGACCGCGTTCCGGAAGTATTTCTTTGCCTCTCGGAATGCCGCCTCGGCCTGGGCCTTGTTCTCGGAAGATGCCGCAAGGAGCTGTTTGCGCTTGGCAAGCAGATTGCCGGTCGCGTCGATCAGGATCCCCGTGTTCTGGAACGGCTGCGTCTTGAACAGGAACACCATCCGCGCCACTTCACTATCGGATCTTAGTAGTGCGCCGCGCTGCATGGTCGTGAAGTTAGGCTGCGTTTCCTCAATGCACTTGTTGTAGATCTTCGCCACTTCGCGATAATACTCGTCCGTGCCCACCTTCAAATTCTTGTTGTGGTCTTTGACGTAATATTCAGACGCCTTCCACAGCTTCCGCGTGGTCATAAGGTCAGCGTTCCGTACCCAGTCAAGGATCTTCGGATAATTGATGGTCCCGCGATCCATGTCCACGCTCTTCCGACTGCGCTGCCACTGGAGCGGGGTGTACCGGGCAATCAGGTCCAGGTCCACCTTCCCGAAATCCTTCATGGCCTTTGCCAGCGGTCCCCATCCCAGACCAGCAGCTGCGGTCGGATAGGATGCAGTCTGCTTAGCGGCCACGCCCAAGTTCAGAGGGATAACCGCACCGGCATATACTCCACGTACCTTTCCAAACAGTCTGTCTAAAAACTTTTTGTTTTCTTTATGTCCGTTCAGCTGCTTAATCAGGTCCTCGATATATTCTTTGCCTGATTCATCCCATTTGTGCTTAATGGAATCCTTAACGCTCCTGCCGTGCTTCATCCGCTCACCGGCCTCGTTGTAATTGGATCCCTGGACGTTGTACAGCTTCTGGAAATCCCTCATGGCCACGGCCAGCCCGTAATACCGAGAGTGCATATTGATGGCCTGAGCCAACACGCGATTCGCGTCTCTCAGGTATACGGGATTGCTGGCGTAGTCCACGCGCTCTTTTAGGAATCCGAAGTTCATGCCCTGGATATCACCGTTGTTCCCCATCTCCTGATAAGCGTCTCTCGTGAAATTGTCATCCGTATTGATAGGGAAGTAATTCGGGACAGTCGCTATTTCATACCCTTTCAGCTTCAGCGACGTCTCGTTGATAGCCGCCTTGCTCATCTCGTTAAAGTACCGGGAAATCGCTCTCGCATAGCCCAGCTCCTTCTCGCTCATCCCCTTACAAATCTCGCGAATCTGTGCAGAAGTGAGGCGGATCTGTTTACTGCTGCCATAAGCACGCTTGGTGTTCCCCTTCTTCATCCAGTCATAATCCGGGATGGTCACGCCACCTTCGCGGATATGCCGCAGGTTGTCCTCGTTCTTGGAGTGCAGGTACAAGCTGATCCGCATGGCCGGAGTGATCTTGGCCTTCGTCACCTTTCCGTCGTTGCCGATACCGGAAATCTCGATGGCCTTTGCACGGTTCCCGGAAAGCGTTTCCATAAACTTCGTGTCGCTCTCCCACTCCTCAACCATGTGTTCCGCCAGCATGACATATTCCAGGGACCGTCTCTGTCCTTCGTTCAGGGCGACGATTCTCTGATAGAGCGGGTCATCGTCCACGTACCCCGTCATTCTCCGGATCTCGCGCTCTGGATTATCTACTGCCCGTGCAATTACATTCCCAAGATCACTTGCCAACGCAAATCTATCGTCCATGCTTCCTCGTGCATTGTCGATATCCTCCACGGTGCGCATGCCCAGCGTGAATATATCTCGTCTCTCCTGCTCGTCCAGCAAATGATTTGCCGTGTTGATCTGGTACTCGATACCCAGCAGCACCTGAGTGAGTGCCGCCACTTCATCCGCGGTTAGGTCGCTGATTCTCCGCTGCGACAGACGTTTCAGCACGTCCTCGATACGGGAGTCTTTCAGGTCCGGATCTTCCGAAACACGATCCGCGTACCAGTTTCTCAGGTTCTCCAGCTTCTCAATCGTTCTTCCGGTGATGCCGACAGCGATTGTGTCGATGTCTCCGATATACTGATTCAGCAGGGAGCGCTGCACTTCCGGCAGCTTCTTGTTATTCAGCCGGCGGACGATTCTCAGCAGCTTCTGGCGGTTCGTCCGGTCTTCCTTCCGGTTACGCTCGTTGGTGGCCACTTCGCGATAATGCTCTTTCAGTGCCTCGATCTTCTGGTCGCGCCTCTCGCGGACTTCCTTTAGCTTTGCTTTGGACTTCTCGCGCTCTTCCTTAAGCGTCTGTTCCAGGGACTTCCGCGTGCGCTCGGCCTTCTCGCGTTCTCTCGATACCGCAGCTTCCATCTCGCCTTCCAGACGTGCTTTCAGCCGGTCCGCAGCGGTCGGTGCCATCTTCCGCAGCGTGCCTTCGCCATATCCTTTCAGGATGCTTGCCGCAATATCCGCGGAACATTCCTCCACCGCCTCGGCAATGTTGTTGTCGTACGGATTGACGTAGACAGACGTCCAATCTGACAGGACATTCGCAATCTGCTCCAGCTGGTCAGCAGGGTGCGTGATCTCATCCGGGAACAGGTCCGGATACATGGACGACAGCTCCTCGTAATACTGGGTGAGCTTGTCGCTGCTCTCTCCGTAGCGGACGTGCATCAGGCCGTTTGCCGTTCTCCAGGCATTGAAATCCGGGATATCGTTCGCGTCCTCTCGCCGGATCTCCAGCCCGTGCTTCTTGATGTGGTCGCGGATCTCTCTCGCCACCTCGACGTACGGATCACTGGAAAGCTCGACCGCGTTCTCGACGATCTTCGTAGCGATATTGGCAGCTTTGAGATAGGTATCCTCAAAATCCTCTTCACTGATAAACGCCTCGGCCAGCTCCTGCAGGTCCTTCTCGATATCCTTCGTCTGGATGGTAGAGCCGTAGTCAGAGACCAGCTTCTTGGCAATCTTCCGGACGTCTTCCGCTCTCAGCCGGAGTCCTTCCGTCAGCTTCGTCTGGCCTTTCCAATACTCGGCACGGTTCGTCTGCTTCGTCGCTTCCTTAAGTGCCTCCCGGAGATCCTGGCGCAGCTCGCGGAGCTGCTGGCTCACGTCGTATTCTTCGACTTTTCTGCTAAACCTCACATCAGGATTGCTCGTCGGATTCAGGTTGTCGATGTTCTTCGCCTGCTCACTGTTGAAGATGACTGTCTCCGAGGGGAGGATAAGCCCGTCGTAGTCCGTCCCGTTGACTTCGTTAAACAGCTCGACTGCAGCCACCATATCCCCTATTGCAGTAAGGTTCACGTCCAGCAGCATCTCGAAATCGCCTTTTCCGTATACGGATTTAAGGACAGATTCTACAGAAGCGTTCTCCCCATAATTGAACAGGTCGTATTCGTCTTCGTTCTCTGCCACCGCATTCAGAAACTTCCTCATCTGCTGCTTTGTGATCACATTCTGTCCAGGAGACAACGGATTCACGATGTTCAGATAATACGGCTTTGTCCTGCCGTATATCTTCGCACCATGCTCTTCATCCGTGAAGTAGAAGCCTCGCCCATACAAGTTGGAGCTTTTCGACTTCTTCCGGTCGAACACGGTAAAATCTTCGTCCGATCCCTGATACATGACCTTCAAGGCGCCGTTCTCATCCCGCACCTTGCTATCCGCGAAGTATTCCTGCTGGCCTTCTGAAAGTTCCTTCCCGGAGGAATCAACGGCCTTGCGGGAGAATCTTGCGCCTTCTACGCTATTGACTTTCTTGAGCCGGTCTTCGCTATCGCCATGCTTGTACTCGACAACGTTCCCGCCGGCGTCCTTAAGCTGCTGCTTCAGGTCCTTGTTCATGTTATCAGGGACAACATAAGCCAGGGCCTCGTCGATAGGAACAGCACGATACATCTTGCCTTCCAGGTATGGAGCGGGCAGATTCTGTCCTTCCTTAAGAAGTTCGTACGCATCGTGAGCAATTTCCCGGGTCACGTTAAACCACTCGGATTCTATTTGCAAAGCACGGTAAATTGCTTCTTCACTTCTGGCTTTTGTAAACACTTCGGTGAGTAGTTCCGCAGCATCAAACAGATCAGTCCGCTTGCCTCTTGTCAAGTCCTGAACAAGTTCTCTTGCGTGTTCACTGAAATCTTGCACTTCCTGCAGATCTGTCTCCTCAAAATTATCCCTTACTTTGCCGATATCAGAGCGGGCTTCTTCAATGCTGGAATACGTTTTCGAAGTGGCCCCGGCGATATTCCCGGAGGTCGTAAGCGCAGTTTTTCTGCCAAATTGCTCTTGACTTTGCATAGCACGCACGATATTGTCAAGGGTATAATCATAATAAAGCTGCTCAAAACTTCTGCGATTCCCCGACGGCGTAAACATATCTTTGTTGTTTCGCACGCCGCGCTTTTCGATCAGATTTTTGCCCAGTTCATTCATCCAGTTTTCATACTCGGACTGGACTTTTTTTGTTCTGAAGGCAATGTCAAGGCGCGTTTTCAAGCGCTTTTTGTCTATCTCTTTTGTGGGGCCGCTATACTGATAGCGCGATGCTGCACGCAGAATACCCTCCATTTCAGAAAAAGACAAATCCCCTTTGTGGCCATACAGTTTTCTCCCAAGCTCGTCCCCATACTTGCGGTCATAATAGTCTTGCAAAATCTCTCTGACCGTTTCCGTGTACTTCTGCATAGACCGCCAATCTTTCACGGCGTCTTCCAGGTCAACCCTTTTTGCCACTTTCGCAAGAGCCTGATTATCTACCACGCTTGAGAATTGCTTAGTGCGCATCGGAACATTCAGTTCTCTGCCAGTGTCGCGCAAGAACGCCAGCCGGAAAGCATCGCCATCCTTATACCCGCCAAAGAAAGAGCCTCGTCTTCCAATTTGATCAGCAAGATTAACTGGATCCAAAGCCACGTCAAACTCTTTAGCTTCGCTCCCAAGAAGGCCCCTGATTCGCGATTGCAGCTTATCTGACTCTTTAGAATTGATCTTGATTGCCACATCAGGGAACACCGGTGTCCACGCATCACGGCTGTAGATCCGATTGCCTTTTTTCTTCGGATCCACGCTGTCTCTACCATACACAGCAGAGATATCGCCATAAGTGTTATGCCCCATGTTCGCCGGTTTAATCGCAACGGAAGGCATAGCAAGGCCGCCCAGCTCCAACATGCCGCGAAGCGCGTCCTCGTTCATGTTGTGCAGGGCAATCAGCCTGTCGGTGGCCTCGACAGGAGCGGTCATAGAGAACCGTTCCGCTTTCCCCGGCTTCACTTCCCAGCTCGCATTCGGAAGCTTCGCTTTCGGCTCGGTCGCAACAATCAGTTTGCCATGCTGCTCGACGTTATCAAAATACGTCTTGATCTCGTCAACGTATTCCCTGGTCTTGAGATTGTTCTGATATCCCTTCGTGGTCTCTTTCCCAACTCCGGAGCCGTCTCCTTCGTATACCATGAAATAGGCTTTGCCATCTTCCTTGATTGCCTTTGCCGCTTGCAGGATAACATTCAGCCGTGCGTCCTTTTCTGCTATAACATTCAGAACGTTCGCACAGGTGGCCGTGTCAGCCTTGTTGCCATCTTTCAGATATTGCAGCGTGGCGCGGTTCACTTCCTCCGGCTGATTGTACGGATCCCACTTGTAATTGGTGACACCTTTCTCTTTCAGATACTCCGTGGCAGCTTCGTACGCGCCGGCACCGATATCCACGTTCGTGTCGCCCCATTCAATACGGGAATCTTTGTGGAGAGCGGGCACCTGGTTCAAAGAAGTTCCAGAAGATGAAAATTTCTGCTTGACAGGTTCTTCCGACTGTACTATACTTTTGTCCGTGAAGCTATTAGATGTGGGCGGTTCTGACACTTGGCTATGCCCTGTGCGCCGCAAAGCCCTCTGATAGCTTTTCATTTTTTTGTTTAGTTCAGTAGCACTATCAACATCAACATTCACCGCGTGCGGTCTTCCATCTTTTGTAAACTGGACAGCGACACCCATGAGCGCTCGGGTATCAAAAATATATACTGGTGCTGCAAAAGTTAATGTTGCCGTCTGTTTGCCTTCATGGTATTTATGTCCGGCGATAAGCTTTCCGTATTTTGCAACATACGGAGCCAGAATGGCAGCTGCGCGTATAGCATCAGTATTTGCATGACTTACGATTTCTCTTGCGGCTTTTTCATCAAATGTAAACGACACAGTGCCTTGTTTCATTGATTTTCCGCCAATTTTAGATACTTGTTCGAGAATAACCGCAATCAGATCTTCTTTTCTCTCGCCTGCATATTCCACCTTTTTCAGAGGGGACATCGTTTCAATCTCGGCCTTATGTTTAGCTAATTGATCTTTTATAGACGTAGACTCCCCCATCCAGTCTACGCCTTCAAGAGCGCGTACATCTGCAACCTGGCTAAAGCGGGTGTTACCATGATCACTTCCATTCGCTCCCTCTTTCACCAGCTGATTCTTCAGCTCCCTGGCGCGCTCAAACACGGCATCCGGAAGATTGGGTGCCGTCTGATAGACTTCGGTCAGCGCGTCAATGCCGGCGGTCAGGTCCGCTGCAATCTCGACAAGGATCCGGTCCAGAACATCGTCCGTCACTTCGCCGTCGAAGTAAAGGTCAGCATAAGCTCTCGTCAGGTCTTCGTAGTGCCCGCTGTCAAGAACAATCTGGGTGGCGATCCATACGTCGTTCTTGGTTTCCAGGTGGTAGTCTTCGTGGTCAGCCACCTGCTCCCACGTGGCTTTCGGGTCATCCAAACACACATACGAAATGTTGGTATCAGTGTTGCTCTCGCCTCTCCCGTGCGCGATCTTGCCTCTGTCGTCCACAAATTCCAGCTCGCCGGAGAAGAAGATATCCGTGATGCCCTTTGCCGCGTCTTCTTCCCTGTGCTTCTTGAGTTCAGGATGGCTCTCGATGAAAGATTCGGACGCGATCCGCACGGTCAGTTTGTCAGTGCCGTTTGCGTACCCTATTTGCTTTGTACTCTTGCGCTCCCATCCTTCAGCCTCTGCAGCAGCGCGGACCTCAGCTGCTCTCGCTTTCTGAGTGCTTCTGGATCTTTGCGCTCTAGCGCGGCCTGTGCCTCTCTCCACGCGGTTATACGCTCCGGAGGAAGACTTACTCCAAACCCGTTCTTGTTCGTTATAGTGATCTTCTCCATTCTTGGCTGCCTCCCGATGTTTTCTTTCGATCACGCCTTCTGCAAACGCCGCCTTTGCCTGGGCTTCGTTCAGCGTGTGCAGCGTACTCATATCCGGCATTCTATCCGCACCGTCCATACCGGCCTTCCGCACGCGGGTAAACTCCTCGATATAGTCCGTGGAGTTCTGCGCAGGACTGTACAAACGGTTCATCACTGTTTCCGTACTCTTTGGCATGGACTTAGCAATCTCGGCCACGTCGGCACGCCGCTTCTGCTCCATGACAGATTCGGTGATGGGCTGGACGTTTTTCTGTTCGTAGGTGGCCGTATTTGCGATTCTGCTCGGCGATTGCGTATTTCCTTGAGCGGCCTCGGAAAGTGGCGTAGAATCGCTTGCAAGTGCCTTCAATGCGGTTTCAAGAGCCTGTTTCCTCTGATAGTTATCGCCGCTCATGTCCAGCTTGGATCCGACCATCTTCTCCAGGTAATTCATAGCGTCAGAGTTCTGCGTTATGCGGTTCACCTCGCTGGTCTTAAGCTCTCCTCCGTCGGATAGCTTCTTGACGGCGTTGCCAATTCTTTCTATGGTGTCATTTCGCTTCGCGGTGGTTTCTTCGTAAGCATCGTACAGTTTTCCGATTTCCCGGTTAGAAAAAGATTCCGGGCTTCTGGGCAAGCCCTGATAAAGCTGGTCCACGGCTTTCTGCAAAACCGTGTCCTGCATTTCAGGGGCGTTCGCCTTCTCCAGAAGACTCTCAGAGTCAAGCAACTCTCCGGATTCGGTAAGAACGGCTCCGTTCTTAAGCTGCTTTCCGACCTGCGCCTGATTGCGTGCGTTATACATCTGCTGGATCGGAGAGACAGCCTTCCCGGTAACATTTCCCATAAGGCCGGCCACGGCACCGGTGACAAAGCTGTGCGCAATTTCCTTGAAGCCTTCACCGAAGCTTTTGTCGCGCTCTCCCAAAATACCTTCGCCCTGCACAATACCGGAAGTATTAAGCAAGTCGTTTGCAATATCACCGATAACTTCTTCCAAACCTTCGGTGACACCGCCAAGAAGTTTCGTCCCGATCCAGGACAGTACCTTCGCGCCTTTTTCCGTCTTGGCGAAATCACTGATAGCGCTGACAAGTTTGTTCTGCACAAAATCGTCCAGAGCACCGCCCTTCGTAGCCTTGCTAAATGCGCCGGCCATGCCCCAAAGCATTTCCGTGCCTACTTCGATAGCCGAGGACTGCCCACCATAAGCAGCTGCGTTCTTTGCCGCGTCAATTCCGATCTGCTGTCCCAGGTCACCGGACATGCGGAGTGCTTCTGCGTAGCTGTTGCCGTATGCCCTAAACGCAAACGGGATCAGAGCAGCGTTGCCGCTAAGACCCAGAGTGACCGCCAGCAGGGCGTCTGCCGTATTCTCCAGTGCGCTCACGCCCCCTTCAACGAGGAAATCCCCGACAGGTCCTTCAATGGGATTCATCGCCTTCGCAGTCTGGATATCTTTATCCCTGGATTCTGCAAGGTTCTTCATGGTGTCGTAGATTCCAGTGCTGGCAATATCCTGCTGCATGTTGTTCCACAGCTTGCCTTCTTCCGGAGTCAGGCCGTCCAGCAGGGTATTGGAAAGGTAAATATCGTTGCCCTTTTCCTTCGCCTCGCTGGCATACGACTTGACACGTTCGATCACCTTGTTCGCGTAGTCCTCGCCACCGATATAATTCGCCACCTTCCGGATCTCGTTCTCCTGAGAAGTGAAATCCATGTCCGGGTTATTGTAGATGCCGTAGAACAAATTCTTGGCGGCCGCGTTGAGCGCGGTGGAGTAAGAATTATCGTTCTGTCCGGGTCCGTTATACCGTTCGTCGGTAGCATTCAAGGCGCCTCTGTTCATGGCAGACGCGCCTACACCAACGTACCCTTCTCCTATTCCCTTGCCGGCTCCGGTAAGCATGTTCTTTGCGGTCCCCCACAGACGCTCAAAGAAATTCATGTTATCGACGCCAAGCTGCTTGCGGGTTTCTTCAAGAGCATCGTTCGATTCTTCCGGCTGGTATTCTGACTTGTACTGCTCATACTGGCCGTAATCAATCTTCGCCGCTTCCTTTTTCAAAGAGCCCCATTTTTCGTTCTCTTTGATCTTGTCGGCTTCGGCCTTAAGTGATCCCCATCTGGATTCATCATTTTTCGCTGTTGACATAGCTATTGCTCGTGCCCTTTCCGCTGCTGCTCTGCCGTCCGCGCTTCCAATCATACGGATGGCCGGTGATCTCCTTATACTCGTCTTCCGTCATAAGCCCATTCATGACCATGCTTCCGATAGCATTGTCGAAGGTGTCATCGCTGATGATCCCATTTGCATGAGCGTAGGCGATGGCGTCCCCTGCGGCTTCTTCGCTGTCGTATGTGCGGCCCATGAACTCATAGCCGTTGCCGGTCTTCCATACTCCGTAATCATACTGATCCGGATCTTCCTGGACAGACTTTTTCAGGCTCTCCGTGCTGAACGTTCCGGTGTTCCCCGGAAGGTACTGCTTAAGAAGTGCTTCAAGCGCGCTGGTATTGATCTTGCTGCTGCCGCTGCTCGCTGCCGCCTTTCTTCTGGAGAAATCATCCGCCCATCGCTGGTAGTCCCGGTCAGCGTACGTCCTTGCCAGTGCAGCATCCTCGAAAGCGTTGCTACGATCCGTGCGGAACATATTATATGCCGTGTCCTCTAAGGCCCTCATATAATCGTTATAACTGTTTTGTGCAGCTGCCCCCGCATAAGAAGATGCCAGTCCTCCGGTCCGCGCCGCAAGCGTGCCGAGCGTATCCAGCATGGCGCGGTTTCCACTTTGGGTATAACGATCCACAAGGGATTTGTACGCGTCTCCCTGGGTCCAGTCCTGGTAATTCATGCCAAGCGCTAATTTGCCCAGCTCGTCAGCTTTCAGGTCCCATTCCCCGGGCGTATACTTGGCGTAGTACCCGCCACCGCCTCCGGTCTGCAAGCTCGCAATAGCCTTTGCCAGTTCCGCGGCTGACGGAGTGGTTTGAATCTTATCGCTGTAGGCGGACCCGGGATCTATCCCCGTATCCTTCAGCTCTTTGTATCTGTCAATTAACCTTGCCATCTCGTCCCCCTATGTCACCGTCTTGTAAATCGTGGTCAGTGCGTAGTTCAGCTGCTCTGCCAGGTACGCACAGTAATCGCTGATCGCTTTGATATCCTTGTCCTTGTCCCCGGTCAGCTCCGGAGGAGTCCTGTCAATGTACGGTCCTTTCAATTCGGCACCTCACTTCCGATCACGGCCTCGCGCTGGATGCCGCGGATCATAACCTTGCCCTGGCCCTCGATCTTGAGCGCGAAACGCTGGCATCGGCCAAGCATGAGCGGGACAGAATATGTCAGGAACCGGTCCGCGTCCTTGTTCCAGGCCGTCCGCCAGATATCGTTGTCCTGCTTCGTCGATACCGTTACGTGGCTGCCTTCCGCCATGTCCAAAGCCAGGATGACTTTGGTGTACCCCTTCTTCTGGAACATCAGCGTGCTGCTCGTCCGGGACGTACGAATCGTCTCCACCGTGGGAGCAAATTCTACCATCCACGAAATCGTCTCGTCAGCGTCCTGCCAGGTCTTGTAAATGGATCCGTTTGACAGGAAGTGCAGCGTGCCGTTTACCGTGGCCATCGCGTCCACCGGGATCTCGTCCTCGATCATCCAGGTGCCGTGTGTCAGGTCATAAACATATAACTTGCTCACCCCGCCCTGCTTCATCGCGATGTAGTAGCCTCTCCCGTCGGAATCCGCCACCGCGTCGTAGTACATGTCGTTGCCCAGGTTGTAGCTGATCAGCGTGGGAGTGTTGCCCCCGTAGGCGTATACGCCATACGGGCCCTTGTAGTACAGGACGTTGTTTACGATCTTCATCGACCGGTAGGAGCCTTCCTGCACGCCCATGATGGTCGAGTCGTGGATGTAATATGTCGACGGATCCGTCCCCAATACCTTGTGCAGTCTAAACTCCTTCCAGGCCAGCACGTTCCCGCCGTAGTCGATGATCCCGGTGAACTTGCCTTCCGACCCGACCGCCACGGAATAGGCTCCGTCAGCCGTGTCAGGATGGGAGTAGAAATCCGAAGGATCACCCAGGGAGGAAAAATGGATAGTCCGCTCCTCGTTGGATACGCCCACCAGCCTGTTATTTGACGAGCAGATGTAGTCCAGGTCCGGGATGTATTTCCGAATCGTGCAGGTCGTGTCGTAGGCCGTGCCGGTCAGCTCCGTGCCGGTCTGCGTGGAGCCGGTCGTCAGCTCCGTGGCCTCTCCGTCTTCCCACATGAATACTTTCCCGTCAGCCAGGAACAGGATGCCGTCGTACGCGTCCTCTAATTCAAAGGAGTAGTACGAACCGCTGTCCTCAAAGTAATACTGTCCTGCAGCCAGCGTGCCGCTATATGTCAGCGTGGGAACCGTAAATGTTCCCACCGCAAATGTCATCGTGTTTGTGGCGTCGTCTATGGAGGCGATCACGGCATCGTCGTTGTCCATGATACCGTAGGATGACCCACTCAAAGACAATCTCTGTGACTCCGCGAATTTACTTGAGAACAGCTCGCCTTCTCCCGGGACTACCAGCATGACGTCGAACGTGATGGTCACGCCGTAAGCGATGTTGGAGTAGTCAGCAAGGCCGGTCTTCGCCACCCAGCCGTACGATCCGTCATATTTCGTGTACGCCCACCATCCGGAGGAGTCCAGGCCGTACACCTCAATGGTCGTGTTGTTCGGGATGGTCTTGACGATGCTGCCGCTTGTGGACGGCGTGGAGCGGAGATAATACTGGCCCGTGGTCTTCCCGGTCGCGCACTCCACCTTCGTCACTTTGGCATAGTAGCCTTCTGTGTTATAGTTGGACGAACCGACAAATACCGGAGCAAACACGGCGTTATCCAGAGATGGCACGAACACGTCCCCGGCGGCCAGTTTTGTGTCAACAAACGGGCTCTTGACCGTGGCCGTAAGGCCTGTGAAATCCCACTCGCCGTCGGAGTACGCGCTCGCGATATCAGCTTCCGGATAGGTGTTGATGGTCGGAGCGGTTTCGCCTGTCCACCACGAAACGTACGTGATCCCGGACTGGTAGCCTTCTCCTGTCCCCGTGGAGGATGAAATGGTATGGTCTGTGATGGTCACGGAGCTGTCCAGCAATACCTCGCTGTCCAGGCTCTTGTACTCGTTGTTCTCCAGATCCACGTATATTTTATCGGGGAAGACAACCAGCTTGGTATTGACTACTGCCCACTGTTTCTTCCCCGGTAAAACGTTCTTTATTTCATCCCCGTCCACGTACAATGTTCCGTTGTCCACGACAATCAATTTTCCGTCCCACTCATACATGTCTGTCGGGTTCGCGTAGCCTTCCACGGCCACTCTTGCCTTCCGCTGCGTCAGCGTAGGATAGAACGCGCTTGTCATGTTCCGCGAGTCCCGCAGCTCACCGTCGCCGGCGCTCTCCGTCAGGTTGATGCCGCCAAACCGGATGGTCTGCATGGCCCTCTTGTTGAACGCTTTCGGGATTTTAGGAAGCATCACATAGTCCTCCAGTTCCCCTGGAATGCCGGGGGATTGTTGCGGATCCACCACGCCTTCACCCGCGCGATCAGCTCGTCAGCCGTTGCCTTGTCATTTTGATAAAGGTCGGTGTCCTGCTGAGCCAGGTCGATCATGGCCGCGCAATACCACGCGTACACCATGTCACGCGGGGATTTGACCAAAAGGGCGTGGTCCTGGGGGAAGGCAAATACTGGATCGTCTTCCCCCATCATCTCAGCAAACACGGCTTCCAGCTCGCCTATCCAGTCTGCTTTACGGTCATCAGCGACCGCGTTAGGCCGCAGCTCGTTTGCTACGGCAATAGCTTCTAAGAGTGTCATTCTGTGTCCACCATCTTTGAAGAGATCCAGCCCACCGTGTCAAAGTAGGCCACTTTGTACCACGGCGTTTCGCCAATGTCCTCTGTCTCACCAAGGAAGATTAGCTCGGCGCCAAACTTAACGATTTTTAGCCACATATTAAACGTGCCGGCTTCCTTGCGAATCCTTGCGGATTTAACCTTCACGCGGAACAGGATTTCGCTGCTCAGGTCTTCCTCTGGTTCCTGCACGGGGGCCAGGTATTGCATGGATGCGTATCCTGTCTTCCCCTTATACTCGCCTTGAGCCCACTCGCCATCATCCGTGAACGAGAACACATTGAAGGTCTCGCCCAAAGCCATATAAGCGATGACGTTATCCTTGCTCGTGTCAGGTTCTGTCCGCAATCTAAGATTGTTTCCAGTTACAATATACGGTTCTGTCTTTAACTCTAACCCGTCGTCCAGGACGATGCAGGTGTGGCCAGAACCATTGGCCCGGTGCAGCAGAATGTCGCCGCGCTTCAGGTTCACGTCGGTCTTCAGGTATGCCGGGTCGGTCAGCTCGATAAACTGCCCCGTGTTCATCAGGGCCTGTCTTTCGTTGCCGGTGTACATCTGCGGGTTCACGTTCATCCCCGCGGCGTTGCAAAGTGCGGAGATCAGACCGGCGCAGTGCGTGTCGCATTCTGTCTCGATCTTGTCACCGTCCCAGCCGGCATCGCGGAAGGCATTGAAGAATGAATACAATCTGTACCAGGAATACCCGACGTGCTTGTTCTTGCAGATCTTCTCTCCCTCTCTCGCCATCGTCTCAGCCACTTCCGGAGAAACGGGGCGAAAGACGAAGTTCCAGTCCATGTCGTACCAGGGGACGATGTTCAGCTCGCCTTCCTGCGTACCGTCCGGGTTCAACGGGCCTTGCCGCTGGTCACCCGGGATTTTGCCCTCGTTTCCGTAGACCTCATCCGAGGCCGCCTGTGCCAGCCGTACCATTATTCTTCCTCCGCGTCTACCAGCTTCTTGCCTTCGTGGTATTTGTCACTCAGCACCTTAAGGATAGACCCCAGCAGACCGGCAAGGGCCGTGATGGTACCGGCAATCGGGATCACGATGTCCCAGCCCCAGATCTCGCCCAGGGTGAGGCAGAAGGCGGAAATGTAGGGCAGGATGATGCTGATCAGTTTCAGGGTATCGTATGTTTTGTTCGTCATGATTTTCCTCCAATCCTCTCGACCTGCTTCTCAAGGAACTCGGTGCGTTCCTCCAGCCGAAATGTCCTCTCCACGATTTGGTTGTGCTTCTCGACCTGCTTCGTTAGGTTGGTCAGCTTTTCATCTGTGACAGCTTGGTGCTGCTCAAGTTTGGCCGTGATCGACCTGTTGTTGGCCGTCACCGTGATGATGACCCCGGCGAGGGTGAGCAGGCCACTAATGATGGTGGCTAGTAGTGTTGTGCCCATGATGTCACCTCACGATGATGATATAGGGTGGTAGATGAATGTGTATGTTCTGGAATCTATAGTTGCTCCAGTAGCCCCCATATACAAAATACTGTTGGAAACAGACACACGAGACAGAGCCGGGATTATTGTCAGGATTACCACAATATTTATGCCGGCGTCTGCCGCCTCGTTTGTGTTTCTTGAATTATAGGACAACACCAATTTTTTGACATCGTTCAACGAAGGAGAGGCATACAGTCTCGTGGTATATTGGTTAGATGTAATGCTAAATGTTAAATCGCAATACAATGTCCCATTCCCCCTATTGACTGCATCAAAAACCTCTTGATTCGTAAACGATTCAAACCATTGATCAGACCCGGTCTTCTCCTCCATCACCACTCCGGAAATTGCGCCAATTGCATTGACAAACCCGGTCGGATATACCAAATCAGCCTGTGTCCCGCCTTTTGTTCTAATGGCATTTGCCACGGATGTTAATTCCGCATCAGTTGTCAAATAGTTCGCCATCAGAAACTCACCCCATTCGCGCTCGCCGGTGCATAGGTAGAAGATGCAGGCATGGCAAATCCCATAATCGCTATTGTTGTTGGACCAATAACGGAATCACCGCTAATGGCGTAATTGTCCAAAAATCCTGCGACATGAGTGGCAAACCCAACGATGTCGCCATTATCTTCAATGAGATTTTGCACAGACAAGTAGTTGGTTGTGTACTGATT